AAAATCACCGTTGGACTCCGCATGAAACTCTCCGGGGACGGCGTTGAAGGCGATAACGTCATCGAAGGAACCAGCGCAGAGGAAGCCCTGAGCTACTTCGCGGATTCCCTTTACATCGATCAGAGAAGGAAGGGGACCAAGAGCAAGGGCAAAATGAGCGAACAGCGGGTTCCGTACAACCTTCGGGCCGATGGACGGAATGCCCTGTCAACATGGTTTGCCGAGGATTACGACCAGCAGATCATGATGTTTCTGGCTGGGGCAAGAGGGGTTGACACAACTTTCCATGTCGGAACTTCCTGGACCGGAAGGGCCAATAACACCCTGACCGCTCCCGATTCCGATCATATCATTTATGGCGGGGATGCGACCGGGAGCTCTGACCTGGCGTCTACGGATATCATGGAGATCGCCCTGGTGGATAGGCTGATTGCTAAATGCGAAACCCTTGATCCAATGATCATGCCGTTCATGATCAACGGGGAAAAGAAATATGTTCTTTTGATGCACACTTTTCAGGCCCATTCAATCCGCACTGCGACCAGTTCAAATGACTGGATTGACATTCGGAAAAACACGGACGGCCAAAACTCCCTGCTGTACCAGAACGCCCTGGGCGAGTATGCCGGCGTGATCCTTCACAAGCACCGCAACGTGATCCGGTTCAGCACCTATGGTGCCAGTTCCAATCTGGAAGCGGCACGAGCCCTGTTCCTGGGCGCTCAGGCGGGCATCATTGCCTGGGGACGCGGCGGAACCCATGGCCGTTATTCCTGGAATGAGGACAAGGACGACCGTGGAAACGCCTTGGCGATCACCGCAGGCGCGATCTACGGCGTGAAGAAAGCCCGGTTCAACAGCAAGGATTATGGCGTGATTGCCGTTGATACCTATGCGGCAGATCCCAATTAAACAACCAGAGAGGCTAGGGGCATCACCGTTTGACTAGGTGATCTCCCAAAGCCTCATCACGAAAGGAGTAACAAAACATGGCTGCAACTACTGTTTATTCAACTGCTGTAACGGCGAATGTAATGCCGGATAAGAATACGCCTGCCGGCGTTGTGCTGTCACGAACCGGCACCTACACCGCCACAGCTGCCCTGGACGCGAACAGCGTTGTCCAGTTGATTCCCATGCCGAAAGGCGCCCAACTGCTTCAGTTGTTCGTTGCATATTCTGCTCTGGGCGCAAGCCGAACCGTGGATATCGGGACCGGCGCGGATGTCGATATGTTTTTTGATGGCGTATCGGTGGTCAATGCCGGGCAAGTTGCCTGGGGGTGCGCGGTGGGTGGTGCAACTGCAAACACAGCTGCCAATATCGTTCATGGTGCGAGCCTTCTGGCCGCCACATGGCCGTATGAGTTTACGGCTGCCGATACCATTGACGCCAAGATCCTTGGTGACACGTTCCCCGAGGACGGTGTGATCACTGCCGTTGCCATCTACAAGATGGAAGGCGGGATCGCTGACGAGACGTAATAGTCTGTAGATTGATCATATCAAAGCGGGGTGGCTAACCCCTCCCCGCTATTGAAAGGGATGACCGATGAAACGCAAACTGAAATACCGGGGGAGTAAGACACTTCCGAAAACCATAACGGCACCCTGGCTATCGGGTCCGATTGTAATCGAGAAATCCGGGGAATGTGTGTGTAGCGATGCGGACGCTAAAGCGTTGATGACGGTAAATCCGCATATGTTCACCGACCTTGGAGAGTTGTCTGAGAATCAACCAAAGTTGGCGAGCGCGAGGAAGGCCAAAGCGAAGGGGGAATAAAAAGCCATGGGAACAACGACGGGCCAAAACATTGTTGATAGGGCGGCCATCATTCTCCAGGACTCAAGCCATGTCAGGTGGCCGGAAACGTCTGAGCTGCTGCTGTGGATCAACGACGCACAACGGGAGATTGTGCTGAGAAAGCCGGAATCAAGTGCGACGAATGACAGTGTTGTTTGCGTCGAAGGAACAAAACAGTCTATTCCGACCTCTGGCATACAGTTACTCGATGTCGTCCGTAACACTGGGACGGACGGGTTGACCCCCGGTCGGGCAGTCACGCGCATCGACAGGGAGATTCTTGACGAGCAAGTCCCGACGTGGCACGCAGATACCGCAAGCGCGACCGCTAAGCACTTCATGTTTGACAAGCGTGACCCGACCCACTTCTATGTGTATCCCCCTCAGCCAAGTTCAGGGTTTGGTTATTTGGAGCTTGTTTACTCTGGTGCTCCGACGGACTTGGCGACACTTGCCGGGACAATCTCCCTGAATGACGTGTACAGCAATGTTATCTTGGATTACGTCCTGTATAGGGCCTACAGCAAAGACGCAGATCTGTCTCCTACCGGTTCTCAGCGTGCGGTAGCCCATTACAACGCATTCAATTCAAGCCTGGGGCTTAAAACGCAGACCGATCAGATCATCAACCCCAACGCTCACGAGTTCCGGGAAGCACAGGAAGCGCAAGCAGTTGGGAGGGGGTAACCCATGAGTTACGACCTATCCAGCTTCTATAAGTACATCGCCCCAGACGTGCGTGGTTGTCCGCAGCCTGTTGTCGAGGAGGCAGTCCGGGACGCTGTGATCGAGTTCTGCCGGAAAACCGGGTACTGGCGGAAATGGCTGGATAGCGAGGTCTCTGTGTATGAAGACGATGAATATGCCGAGCTGGACCTGCCAACGAACACCAGACTGGTTGATGTGATCGCAGTTCAGTACGTCAACAACGACGGGACATACGGGGATTATCTCGACCGCGACAGCTATGAGTGGAAGGGGTTTGAATCCGCGCCACGGTTGCTGTTTAACACGCCGGCAACTGAAGATTACGACGCCAGGGTCCGTGTCTCGCTGGCGCCGGATGTTGACACGGACACTGTCCAAGATTGGGTGTATGACGACTTCAGGGACACAATCTGCCACGGCGCGACAGCCAGATTGCAGAACATGTCCGGGGCCAGCTGGTATCGCCAAAAACAGGCCGCAGACCACCGGTACTCTTTTTTGATGGATACCAGTCGGGTTGCCGCGAAAGTGGCGATGGATAACGTCAACAAACTGGCGCCAAAACAAACGGGGTACATCTGATGGGCTTTGATATCACTAGGGTTGACCTGTATATCCCGCAGGGGACCACTTACGGTCACACGTTCTTGTATAAAACATCTGGCGGTGACGTCATAGACCTGTCCAATTACACCGCCAGGATGCAAATTCGGGAAACGGTAGACGGTGACACGGCCCTGTATGAAGGTGACACGGACGACGATATCACCATCACCGGGGCGACCGGGTCGGTCTATCTTGAAATACCGGCTGCAACCACAGCTGCATGGACGTGGACACGAGGTGTCTATGATCTTGAGGTCGTGTCCGCTGCTGGAAAAGTAACTCGGATTGTCCAGGGAAAAGTCAGAGTATCCCCAGAGGTCACTCGCTAAATGACCGTGCTGACAGCAAATATCCTGACCGAAGACGGCAGCCTGTTAACGGATGAGGCAGGGTCATACTTAATCGCTGACGGCTACTCAACCGGGGCAACGCTCACGTCAAATGTAACCAGTCCGTCAAGATCCGACATTTTAAGCCAATCAATTCCATCCTCAACGGTTTATGGCGATCCACGGTCCAACACCGTTTACGCCAATTAGGAGGTAACAATGAGAAAATTTATACTCGCATCGGTGCTGGCCTTAATGTGTGTCGTTCCATCCATCGCTTTTGCGCTTGAGCCGCTTAAGTTTTTCCGGAGTCAGGCCGGAGACCAGACTTTTGCCGTTAAACAGGGGTACGTCAACAATTACGTGCTTGTTGCAGACACGAACACGGCGGTCACCGTCCCAACCGGGGCCAATTATGCTGTCTTCTCCGCCAACTCAGACATATGGGTTAACATCGGTGGCACTGCGGCCATCCCATCCGCTGATGTCACGAACGGGACTGGATCTGAGCTGAACCCGGCTGTCAGGCGCGTTGAGTCCGGGCAAACGATTGGGGTAATCTGTCACTATGCGGCCTTGGTGTCGATAACATTTTACAAATAAGGGGCTAATATGGCCAGGCTATTATTGGCAGCGGCAATTATACTTTATGCCAGCATTGCATGGGCGTCTTATGTTGGCCCACCATACAATGGGTTCGGAGAATACTCAGTTGGGAGACCCAATGGAGCCCTGTCGTCAAATAACACCCCTGGGTTCCGGATGATGTTTGAGGATGGCGCTGTCGCTGTGACTGAGGCTGCGGAAGATATTATTTACGAGAATTAACGGAGGACTGTGTTATGAAAAAGTTATTTATGATTGTTGCCCTGGTCGCCATGCCTTGCCTTGTGTTTGCGGCTGATTTGAAGGTGACAGACCTTACAGCGGAGACTACCCCGGCGTCGTCTGATTTATTAATGGTTGTGGATGACCCGAGTGGGACGCCTGTCAGTAAAAAAGCAACTATTGAGGCGGTTGTCCAATCGGTAACCGGGCCACTGTCAACTACCGGGGATGATACTGTATTCCAACCCGCAGCCGACTCCACAACCGCCGTGCAGGTGCTGGACGCTGACGGTGGGACGCCGGTGTTGAATGTGGATACTACGAATGAAAGACTTGGAGTC